CATAATCGCCGCAAGACTGCGGAACGCAGTCTTAATACCATCTATGATGATATCAAAACCGCCAAGCTTTCTGAACGATGCAAGCATCTGGGCAAGGCTGTTGATCGGGCTGGTAAACGCAGTCTCGAGCGTTGTATGCAAGGCCGAAAGCGTGCTAGTAGCCTGGTTGATGTTCCCAAATATGGCCTCGAACACGTGTGACCAGGCCGTCGCAACCTCTTCCTTAAGCGCGTGGAAGAGCTGAGTGACCGTCCTGATCTGAGTTGCTGAGCTTACCGCAGCTTTAGCCTGCTTCTGAATGGCTTCGGCTTCTCTATTGGTGAAGCCCATAGCCTTAAGCTGTGCCTTGCTGAGGTCACCGGTGAACTGTGCAAGCGTGTTGGTCAGGATCTTGGCAGAAAGCCAGCCCTCTTGCAGCGAGTTCCTGAAGCTTCCGGCCTTCTTGATGATAGCGTCAATGTGCACGCCCATCGCCCTGGCTGTGTTGACCAGAGCGGTCTGGAAGACCTTGCCGCCCATGCCAGCGTTGACGACCGAGTTCCAGTCCTGCAGCTTGACAGTGCCTGCTGCGATGGCCTGGGACAGCTGGTACATCGCTGTGGATGCTTGCTCGGAGGTCGAACCGGACAGGGCCGCCAGGTTTGCGATGCCCTTGATCGAGGCGACCGATGACTTCAGGTTGACGCCGGCGGCGGTGAACGTGCCGATGTTCCTCGCCATCTCGCCGAAGTTATACACCGTCTTGTTGGCGTATGTGTTCAGCTCATCCAGTGCCGCCGTGACTTGCTTGAGGTTTGTGCCTTCAGCCTGCGTGTTCGCCAAGATCGTCTTGATCGCGTTGATCTTGGTTTCGTATACGTCCAGCCCGGCCTTGATCGGATCGATCGTCAAGGCCTTGACCATGCGCAAGCCGGCTGAAACGGCCGAACTTGTGATAGTCGCCAGAGCTGTGATGCCAACGATGCTCATGGCATGGAACTTGCTGGTGATCGCGTCTAGTCCGTTTGAAATGTGGCCTAGATCGACATGCTTTCCAGCGCTGTTCAGCTCGTCGAAGCCTTTCCCTGCGCCTTTGAGATTGTTCAGTCCCAGCTTCAATTGAGTCAGGGCCTGAAGTACTCGAGTAGCGCCACCAAGAAAACTGGCTGAATTAAACGTCATCTCTACGACGCGATCGTCAACACTGGCCATTAGGCTGAAGTCACCGCCTTCCAGACATTATTTGCGATTTCATCGAATATCGGAGCTATAGCGGGATTGATGTAATCACGTCCTGCGACGTATCCGCCGGTTCCTGTTCCATGACCATACTGCAAGATAACAGCGATCGGAACGCCTTTATTGATATGCGAATTGGTGTATGTGATCTTCGCGGAGAATGGCGAGGTTTCAATCCTGTAATTCCACGAAGCGGCAGTAAGCCCGGTGTCTGTTGGCGTCGCAGCGGCCAGAGCGTCTACTCCTCGTGCTGCTTCAGCTTCCAGTGCCCGGTAAAATTGCCCTCGCTGTATGGCAAGAAGGAATCTCTCCGTTGCGCTCCAGGATCCGGAGGAAAAGAAATTGACCACCGGTCCTCCGATCTACGCCTTGATGATGAAGTTGAGATTGACGTAAGGAGGAAGGGAGGATGTTGCGTCAGACGGGCTGCCGCCTGTGTTCGTAGTGGTGCCGCCGGCTGTGCCAGTCTGGCCATCAAGTCTCGCGCCCTGGGTATGCGTGTTAATCGTCGAAAGAACCGTGTTCACGTCCGAGTGAGCATCAGCGTTCCAGGCAGTAGCGATTCCGGTAAGCCGGTCCATGAACAAGTTCGGCGCAGTACCTGGAGCCACATAGATACGTGCGTGAGCGACTGGAGTACCACCGGCAAGTGGATGCTGATGTCCCGCATGGGTGTGAGTTGGGAGCGTGTGCGTATGTGTGGCTGCGCCGCCGGCAACTCCTCTTGCTGCAGCTTGCATTCTCGGGAAACTGGCCTCCATGTTCGGGATATTGAACGTGGTAGAACCGTTGCCAGCCCCGTAAGCCGTTCCGATCGTGGCAAAGAGTGCGGCATAAGTCGTCCGTGACAGGGCCTGGCCGTTACACAGCAGCCATCCGGAGGGAACGACACCCCCCGCGAACATTTGCACACATCCTGTTGGCGCCTGGAACGATCCGCCGTCGATGATGGTATTGTCTTGCCGGACCAGGTTCAGGTGCCCGTTAGCGTCGATGCCGGCCGACTTGATGGTTGAGGCTTCGAGCGCCGAAACTCTGGATTCTGAGGCTCCAGTGACTGTTGCCATGAATTCTCCTAGAAAGAGCTGATCCGGTAAACGCCGTCGCCGATGAATATGGCGGAATCTGCGTTGATCTGGAATGAACTGGGCCCGGTAAGGGACACGACGTTATCAGGGCCGGCCGCGGTCCAAGTGCCATCGCCGTTGTCTGTGATGCGCAGCGTGGTATGAGATTCAAAGATCTCGACAATATCCGCGATCGCCGGCAGCAATGGATCTACGCCAGGAGTACCGGTGGTTGGGTCGCTTGGGTCGTATCCGTCGCTGTCATTGGTGCCGTACATGATCAGCTCAAGATCAGATATGGCGCCCGGATCCGATTCATCGAGCAAGATCACGACATGTGACGTAGGTCTCCCCCCGGGGATTTTTACGGGCTGAGTTGTGAAATCCCACGCCAGGTTAAGCGGATTGACCTGATCGGTTAGGGAATCGTATTCACGTTGCGAAGGCGCCAACAGCACGTTGTAGACAATATGCCATTCGGTGCTTGTCCGGTAACTGATCGAGCACGGTTTCCGGAGCTGGGTGCCTGCGATCCCCGCGATGCCAACAGACGGCTCGAGCGCATCAGGATATGTGAATGCCGTGATGGTGCCAGAGAAGGAGGAGCCAAGGGACCGGCTGAAGTATCGCGTGCCATCGAAGTAGAACGACTCCTGCTCGGGGTCGCCGCCTTCAGCGACAGATATCAGCCCGTTCCATGGGACACCCGACCCATCGTCAAGATATAGCATTCCCTGATCGATGCCTGTATCGTATTTTCGTTCAGTCAGAGCGTCCCACGTTACTCTCATGCCACCTCCTTATACCTGGTTACAGGCGTCAAAGAATCGCCGGAACGCGTTGATCGGGCCGGCCGCAGTAGTTGTGTCGAGTGAGTTCGCCGTTCCATTTGCGTACCACAGCAGCAGGCCGTTACGAAGGTTGTTGCCAGGACGGTCCTTGAATTGCCCTGTCACTTCAGTGTCCATGGCTGCAACGAAATCCGCCCTGCTTCCTGCTGGGATATCGGCAAGAGGCCTGTCTGTGCCATCTGTCGCGCCAAGCTCGCCGATCCCAACGGGGCATGGCGGGATCATCGCGTCACAAGCCGCGATAGTCGGACGCATGGTAATTCCGTTATGCAGCAGATCCCCGGCGAAGTACCAGTCGATAGAGACACCGCACAGCAGAGGATGACCGTCCGTATCAAGCCTGTCCGGAACGAACAGGTCGAAATTCTGCGTGGATATGGCCGGATTGAACCACGCGGGATAACCGGCTGAGATTACTATCCGGCCGTAGCGAAGGTGATAGTCCCTGTAATTCTGCCCGGCTTGATCTGCTGTAGTGGTTGTCGTGTATGGACTGGCGAAATCCCAGTCCTTCTTGGTCCCATCACCGAAAGGACCATGAAGACCGTTGATATTGGACTCGTTCCCGATAAGAATGTCAAGATCAAGTCCGTTGTTCCGCCAGTACGTCAGTGAATCCCGGACCCATTGATCGCCGGCCGTAGTGCCTCCGCCAATAGCTCTCCGGGGCTTGATGCTGACTGCCTGCTTGAGACCATGAGCGCCCCAAGTACCGACAACGCCTTCTATGTCGTTTCCTGGCGCAGCGGCAGCGTCATTCTCATGGCAGTAGCGCTTGATGGCGTTGGTATTCCGGCCGATTACGCTCCTGAACCGGAGCTGAGCCTGCCAGTTGTCGTTGGGAGATAGCTCGCCAGGATACGCCTGAGTGAACACAGAACCGCCAACCCAGCCGCGAAGCGGAGTCAGCACTGGCCGGTAAGACACCAGCTCGCATGTCCAGGTTGTCGCTGATGTAAGCGCTCCGGTAAAGGTGATTGCGCCAGATCCGCGATTCTGCTTAGCGAACACAGACACCAGGGAGTTGCTGCCGCTGGTGATATTCTTCGCGATAAGACGCCATCCGGCCGGAGTGTTGATCGTGCCACCAGCGTTGGAATGCAGGACGGTGACTACAACTAGCTCGTTCGCAACAGCTGGCACGCCCGATGAGATGGACGGAGCGGCGCTGTTTCCTGAAGTTGGTGTTGCGGCAAGATCCCTGGCGCCGAGGTTCCGGCAGCCGAAAACGATCCATTGCTTGGCCTGAGTCGTGCCCGCATACGTGGGAGTGATGGTGTCGAGCACCCCCCGAGGACCGGCGGCAGTTTGCAGGCCGCCTCCGCCGGCGCCGAGACTCGCTGTAGCGCTCCAGATTGAACTTGCTGGCGGCGTGTTCGTTCCAGCATCCTTGGTGTAGGTATTGCCAAGGCGGTCAATCACGGATATAGGCTGAGCACCACCAGAGCCCCCGCAAGCGATGATCTTGTCGCCGGGAAGAGCTGGCCAGCCGTTGCTGTCACCTCCATTCATGACCAACGTGGTGCTGCCGACGCCGGCCGCTCCTGCGCTGATCAAATATGGCAGCAGATCAGGAGCTCCTTGCGGGACGGGGGAGCCAATTGCGGTGCCGGTGGCATCAATGGACATCTTCTTGAGCCGGACAGCCGCTGGCCCAATGGATATGGTGATGCCGGAAGCAGCGATGCGCATTTTCTTCCCGTGCACAGCTGCCGTGCCGATCGAAAGCTCAGATGTGCCGACACTGCCGAATATAGCGACGATCATCTTCTTCATGCTGACTGCGCCGGCCGCGGTCTCTTCAGACAGAATTGCCAGCAGCTCGGAAACCGAGGGCAGGCGAGGATCCGTCACGTCCGTGCCATACAGGACATTCTCGATATGAATGATAATGTCCTGGTCGGTCTGCCTAGTGTCGATGATGAAGTGCGAAGTAGGCCTGAATGGGGTGCTGTCTTGAGGCGCTATGGTCGTGATGGACCAGGACTGCGTGAGTGAATCGACAGTCCCGCCGGTCGTCTTGGCGGTGAAGTCGGATGTCTTCGCCATAGCGTTGTAGACGATATGGATCTTGTAGTCATCACCAAGATCAGTGCCGTCGCTGCCGACTAGCGTCC